TCCAGAAGTATAAGGTTTATAATCACTCCAAGATGCAATAGGAGACCAAACTAATAATTTGTATCCTAAATTATGATAATGCATTATCACATCCCAGTATCTATCAACACACTCTTTTATTACATCTTCTATAGAACGATTTTGAATTTCAGATTGTTTCTTAATATGAGCTCTGATATCTACCTCACCAAAACAAAAAGCAATCATATCTTCATTCTTATTTACTCTACTAAAAAGTATTTCATTAATAATTGAAATTTTATTTGATAAATTATAAGCTAAAGCTGGACCTATACGATATGAACGAAAAAAATCCAAAGCATCATCAGAAAGCTGAGGCCATATCGGCTGCATCTCTTCTCTTCCACTAAAAACAGATGAATGACTATCCCCTATACAATGTATCATATTTTTCCTTTAATCTTTTACAGAAATTTTTCTCATAGGTCCATCCATCTTCTCCACCTATGCCCCATTTATTTTTGTTACCATAAACAGTATTAAACATAATATGTACGCCAAATCCATTTTTAACAAAAACTATTTTTTTATCATTTTCCCTAATAAAGTTATTGAGAGATATCTCATCGTAACTATCGTTATTTATTAATGTCAAACTATTTTTCCAGTCTGAAGTCTTAATAAAAAAGAAACTATTTGTAAAATATGGGAGAGAAGATTCAAAAGAAGAGAAACTATATTCTTGTTTATTGAATAAAAGTTCTATATTATTTATTATATAATCATTAATTAAAACTTGAGCGTCATAATTTATTCTCAAAGGATGTATACCTTTTGTTTTCGTATCGAGATCTAACACTGCTTGATTGAAGAGTTTGAAATCCCATTTATCCGCAAGAATTGTAAACGAATTTAAAGGAGAGTAGTCCACCCCCCAAAGACCATTAGGCATTTCTTGTTTTAGAAAAAGATTAAAAATATTATCTTTAACAGATTCCTCTTTAATAAAATCATTTATAAAAAAATCACAAGGAATATTATTACTAAGAGTCGGAGATATTAAGAATTCAGAATCTAGTATTCCAATATTTTCTATTATAAAATTCCAAGTATGATCACTAATAAAACAATCTTCATCTAACTTGCAACTGTATTTAGTAGAGGCTTCCGTAGCTATATTTATTTTACACAAATAATTATCATTTCTATTCTCATCTATTTTATAAAGAGAAGTAGATATACCTAAATCTTCGATAGCTGAATCCCAGTCATAATCTCTAGAATAAAGAATATTAAGATGTATTTTTGATTTATTTTCATCTGAAATATTTTTTAATATATTTTTACTCAAATTGAAATACTCAGGTCTACTATGAGACAGATAATTAATAGTTAAAATTTTCATTTCATTAAATTAGATCTAACAAATTCTTTCATAGGGCAATGTTTAGAATACCCAACTCTTTTTATACTAAAGTACTTATCTGAATGCTTCTGAATAATTTGAGAAATATTTATTATCCAATTCCTTGGCATAGGATTTGATGGATCATATGTTCCAAAATGACTAGGAAATTGCCATTTTTGACCGGACATTAAAATTGAATAACCCGGATAAAAACTAATACAATCAGAGTTTGGGTACTTGTCTAGACATAAATCTATATTTTTTTTACTATTTAGCATAGATTTATTAGTTAAAATCATACATTCCCAATTAGATACCATAGGTTGTTCTAATTTTAAATCTAAATACAAATTCTTCCCATCCCATCTTCCGTAAGGTTGCGAAAGAGGAAATCCTACTACATCTTTCGAAGAATCTTTTCCCTGATATGACTGTTCCCAATTTTCTGTATTAAGAAATTGAGCATAATTACAGTCTTTTTCCAAAACAATTGGATTTATAAAATACTGATTAGCTGAAACTAAGCAGAAGTGATCGAAAGAATTGATTTCCTCTTCAGATAACGAATTTAAAACTTCAGTGAATGCTCCAAAAATAAAACTCGAATGATCGACTGGTCCAAGTTTATGCCTAGTTCTTATTTTCGGATGATTTAAAGTAGGGTGATTTACTATAAAATCGGAATTTTTATGAAAGAATAAAATGTTGTTTATTAAATCATCAATATCTTCATTTGTTTGCAAATCATTATGCGCAAAAATAATAAAACAGCATCTCATTGTCTGTAAGCAATAACTCTACAAATTTTTCCCTCTTCGTTAAAAGATATTGAATCTAAAACTTTTAACATATTTCCGTCTACATTAATTAGAATAGGACAAAAAAAGGTATCGAAGTTTTTATTAGTACTTTCTATTTGTTGAAAAATTTCGCCATAAAAAAATGTATTCCTATAAATTATAATTTTTTCACATTTACTAAATATTTCTTTATTAGCATTTAAGAAAGCTTCTTTCCCCTCTACTTCAATTTCCCAATCAATTAAACAAGCATCATCTGATAATAGTTCAGATAAAGCAGATAAGTCTTTATCAGAAAAAGCTGAAAAATAGTCATTTAGTTTTTTAAAATAGAATTGTTTTTCGAATTTCATATTAAGATTTGTTCTATTCTTTTTTGGATTGCTTGTTTGATATCTATGTATACATCCGGACCTAAGATTTGTTTTAATTTCTTAAAAGAAGGGTAAGAAAAAACATAATGACCGCATATTGAAATAGTTTCTAGTACATTATTATCTGGCTTAAAATCTTTGTCTACCCACTTTACCCATTTATTAGAATCTTTACAAATCTTAAAAAATTCGAATATATATAAATCGCCTCTTTCTTGTAACTTTTTAGCAATAATATCACTTTCTATTTTTCCAAATTCTGGAGCTATATTAATACAATCTAGACCAAGTTCAAATTTTTCCTTTATTAAATCAGAAGACAAATAATCTCCATTATGTTCTTTTGATATAAAATTAAATTTTTGACTAATTTTAATCATATCTTTTAATTGATCAGAAGAATATGAACCTATATTTTTATTAGCTTTTAAAGCTGTTCCAGATTGTATAACTAAATATTTTATATTACTAAAAACTTCTGGATTCAAATTATTTTTTAGATCCGAAACAAATTTATCTAATTCATCTACAGAAAATTTTCTAATAGCCTCTTCTGTACCTACTTCAAACTCAATATAGGGATTCCATATATAAGCTTGGTTGATCAAAGATATAGTTTCTTTAAGTCCTAAGTCGTAATCTGAATATTTTTTCCAAGGATCAATATGAATTAAATCTAAACTTAAGCAATCATTTTTTAAAGAATCTATTCCATCATCATCTACTTGACCTTGATATGGCCCCCCATGATCTCTAACTAAAGTAACTAATGATGTTTTACCTTTAACATAAGATGAAAAAGATTCTGTTGTATTCGCTAAACCATTATCTAAGAAGTCAACGTAGCCACCCGAAAAGTCAATTTGCCTTCTTGAAGGAATTAAACCTAAAGGAGTATTGTAGATATTAGCATAATCAATAACTGAATCAATAACGCTTTTGCTAACTGGACCTATAAACAATTTCGGTTGCATAAAAATAGAGATTTGTGTAAATTATAAATACCAAAATAGTATAAAAATTCTCCCATCTTAAATTCATGCAAAGGAGACATGTTTAACCAAATTATAGCAGTCAATACATTTATTTTTTTTAAATCAAAACCATTAGATATTACCCATTCATTAAAGAACTCTTTGCAATTTATTAAACGCTCACTTCTTAAAATATCGCATTCAATTACATCGTCTCGAACATTTACATGAAACAACTCTTTAAAAAGAATATCGTGATTTAATATAAGATTATGATTTAATTTTGCTAAATCGTAATATATATCACCATTTAATATAGAACCTCCGAAATCTTGTCTCCAATCAAGCAGAACAAATTCACCATTGTCATAAATAATATTATCAAGAATAAAATCCCCGTGGAATCTAAATACAGAATCTGTACATAACCAATCTATATCTATACTTTCTAAGATAGATTTTAAACTAGGGATTTCTCTACCATTAATGATTAATTTTTTATCGAATATTTTATTATTAGATTGGAAAGTCGAAACTCTTTTTTGAGTTTTATCGAAATAAAAATCATAACAAATCTTTTTAAAATCTTGATCTACGCCTTTACTTTTCCATAAATTGTTTTTACTCCATTTCAAAAAGTCAGAAAAAATATTAGTATTAACACAAGATGCTAACAACTCACCTTTAGCGTATTCATATTTATAAAAATTCTTTGAACTAGATATAATTGAAGGCGTTACATCTTTCAACTCAAGCGCTCTAGCCACTCTATTAGCACAAATATTTTCATTATTAAAGAATTTTATAACGAAATCTTGAAATATAAAAATAGATTCATCATCTTTGTCAAGTAAATGAAATTTATCTGATATTACTTCTCTTGATTTTTTTAACTCAAAAGAATTACCTGTGTCTAACCATTCTGGAAAAATAATATTATTCCAGTTTACATTCATTCTATTAATAGCATGACAGTCGCTTAAAGAAGAATCTAAAGGATTTTCATTGTATATATCCTCTAAATTTTTCCAAAACAATTCATAAGATGAAATACCAGCTAATCCTATGTAAGCAAGATTAGAAACTAAACTACCCTTATCATATATAAATCCATTTTTCCCAATAGTTCTATACTCAGAACAATTTTCTTTCTCACAAATACCTAACCAATCACTTTTAAATTTTTCATCAGAAAAATCAAAAGAATCTTTACTGACTATAGTATCAGAAGAATGGAATATAAACTTGCATTGCAAATGCTCTTTAGCTTTTAATAAAGAATAAGCTAAACTAGATCCATCTCCATAGTATTTATCAACTTCAACGAATGTTATTTTTCTTTTAGGATACGCCAATTCTACAAATTGTTTTACATAATCACCGAAATAACCAAGAGTTATAACTATTTCAGTATCTTCAGGATAACTTTCTATAATGTAAGAGAGAGTAGGTTTTTTGCCTACCCTAATAAGAGACTTATTAGTATATTTAGTTAAATTGCCAAGACGAGATCCTATACCACTCGTAGTGATTAATACTTTAAACTCTTCCATAACTATCTTCGAGTCTGATTACATCGTCCAAATGATTTGTAGAACATTCGATATATAAAGAATTTTCTATACCTTCGCATCTATGAATCATAAAAGGAGGTAGAACAAAGAAAGCTCCGGGCTTTAAAACTATATCTTTCAAAGATTCTTGAGTCTCTCCATACGAAAATTTAAGCAAACCATTTACCACAAAAAAAGTTTCATGTTTATGTTCATGATACTGTAAGCTACAACTATGCCCGGCCTTCATAAAAAGCTCTTTGACAACATAATTATCATTTACTTCTAGCCATCTTTCATAACCCCAAGGTTTTTGAATGTAAGAAATCTCAGTCATACTATATGTACACTTCAGATATTCCCTCGTTTCGTTTCAAACTTAACGAAATTGCAGTTTCATCATCGCTATCTGGTTTTTTATCATTTATTAAAATTCTTGTACCTCCTCCTATACCCATAATCAACTGGTCATAATAAATCCCCTTTTCTGTCAACTGTTCTTCTGTTCTTTTTCGAGTGCTCTCTCTTCTACCTGTCGTCAGAATAATATTATAGCCCTTCCTATCCCATTCTGAGAGCTTTTCGAGAGTTCCGGGTAGTAATTGAAGGCTTTCAGTAAACTGTTTCTCTATCGAGCCTAGATGAGAAACTAGCGTTCCATCAATATCAAGGAAAATTGTTTTAGGTCTTGTCATATTATTAGTTTGTATAAATTTTTTTAAGATTCTCGGATCTATATTTTGGCCAATATACACTTACATCTTTATCGTAAAAAATACCCTCTTGACTCTTAATATTAAAATTTATAGATTTTTTTTGATTTTTATAAAATGTATAAATTAAAGCTTCTGGGATTAAATTTTGTTTCAAATAATCTTCTTTAACTAAAAAATTATAATATTTCGAAAGTAACTTCATTAAAGAATAATCTCCTTGTATGAATCTGTCTTCAGCTACAGGAGGATCATAATCGTAAGATCTAACTAAAATAATTTCATTCAATTGCGGAATTAATAATTTTTTAATATTTAAAAATTTAACTAAGTCTAATCTTGTTAATATAATCATATCATATTTTTCAGATTTTTTTACTAAATTTATTGATTTAGAAATATTATCTGCCATAGAAAGAATTCTAGCAGAAATTAAATCGTGAGAATTAGTTATAGGATAATTATATTTTTTACAAATTTTTTTATATTTTTCTAAGTTATATTTGTGAATAATGAATTTAATTTTACACTCTGGCAAATCAAAATTAATATTTGCATTAATAGGTATAGTTTGTAAAGATATTTCATCTATTAAATTAGGAATGCTATAATAGAAGTCAACAGTTTGAATATTATGCTCTTTCATTTTTTCATAAAAGATATGAACATTTTGTAAATTGTCCAAAGATCTCAATAAACCATAAAAACATACCGCTACTTTCATTTAAATATAATCTGTTTATTTGATCTTTTTTTTAAAAACCGCATTTTGTCTGCCGTCTGCCCTTTTGATATAATAATCAATGTAATATTGTTCTAAATTTGTATGAAAACTTTGACTCGGTAGCTTATCAGATATTCCAAGTTCCGTCATTGCTTCTAGAGAAAAACAAAATCCTCCATTCAACAAATGTAAAACTAAAAGGGCGTGAGGGTCTGGATTATAGTTATTAAAAATTCCATTAGCTCTAATTTCCGTTTCTAGGTCAGGTATATTATTATACAAGTCTGCATAATGATCCATTAACTCGGAATTAGATATGCAAACCCAATCTCCAAACCAGCCATCATCGTGTGTTAAAGTATATGTATTAACATTTATATCGTCTAAATTAAATTTTGAATTTATTATTAAATCTGGTCTAGTAGATAAAACTATATCAAACTTTATATTATTCTTTTCTTCAAAAATAGACTTGCTCACATTGGAGCAGTATATTATCTTGTACTGAGAGTGAGTTCTATCTAAAAAAATATCAAACTCATTAATGCCAACAATAATATCCTCTTTTACTTCTTTAATTAATTGAGCGTCTGTCCTGACATTTTTGTAAGGAGTGTTATCATGGTCCCAATCTAAAAAAGACCAAGTTTGCAAGAAAAAGTAAAAATCGTAATTATGATTTTTATTTACTAAAAAGTTTTCTAAATTTTTAATACATAAATTTAAAACTTCATAATTTCTTATATGTCCTCTTAGCAGTATAGCTACTTTTTTTTTCATTGTTTAATCTCTTTGTTAAACCATTCTTGTTCTAAATTATATACCTCTTCAGAAGAAAGATACCCGGTTTCGTGAGACGTATTTATAATACCAGTTTTGTACAAGGGAAAACTTCTTTTGACTAAAACCGTGAGACCATATCTTAAACACCCTCCACCATAGGGCAAATTAATAATATCAAAAGTACCATCATTTAATTCTGTATATAAATCAATTACGAACTTTCTACAACCAACATGAGAATAAGTATCATGAAAAACAATAATACCTTCCTCTGTTAAGTATTTATAAACTTTATTAAAATCATTTTTGATCCCATTATAAGAATGGTCTCCATCAATAAAAGCAAAGTCTATCTTACCCCCAGTATCTTTAAATAGAATATCTTCAAATTCTTGAGATGTAGTATCTATTTTAGTTAATTTAAAATTTTTATCATCATGTCCTGATTCTATAAGCTTCCTATCTATATTTTCTTTAGTTGTATTGACTTTATTCGGACCTATGTAAGCTCCTATTTCATCCCAAAAATCATATCCATAAAAAAAACCAGAATTTACCTTAGCAACAGAAGCTAAATGAATAGATGTATTTCCATATTGCACTCCTATTTCTACTATAGTTTTAGAATTTGATAACAGAGCTAATTGTTCTATAAATATAGAATAATTGTAATCATTATTAATTGTTTTTAACATATTATTTTCTTTTAGCTAAAAGTTTTTCTATAGGAGACATCCAACTTGAATCATAATTTTCAATAAACTGTGGATAACCTCTACTTAAATAATCGCCAATCAACGAATTATCAACTATACTATACCCTTCGTTTTCAAAAAAAATTCCATAAGCTCCCTCCATTGAATAAGCTGCAATTCCGACTTTAGATAAAGAATATTCACTATAAGTTGGTATTATTTTATCAACACCTTTCTCTTTAAAAATTTTCATTATCTTATTTTTTACAAAGAATATTGGACCTTGAATTGCAAATCCAGAGTATGGAATTTTATAAGGTGTTTCTGATAAAATTGCATCAGTACTTAAACTATTATTGTCGCCATTAGAAAAAGGGAAGTAAGCGAAATTTGTAAAATCTTTTTCTTTCAAAAAATCTAAATTATTTTTCACTCTCATTGAGTCATGCAGGAAATAATAAAAATCTTCATCTGGAAATGCATTGTAAGCTATCCAATATGCTCCTACATGGTAATTTTCATTTTTAACATCTAAAATTTGAATATTTTTATACAGACTTTGAAGTTCAAAATATGATTTATCTTCACTATTACTATCAATTATTACTATTTTTTCATCCTCATGAAATTTTCTAATATCATCGACTAATTGATAAATAAAATTTTTTTCTTTTTGAAATTTGCAAGGTATAACAAACATTTATTTAAGAATTTTTACTATTTTTTGCTCGTCTCTGTCCGTAAGATAATGATCAATAAATTCATATTGTCTATTAAAATCTTTTACCCATTCATAAAAACACTTCTGTTCATGATTCCCATGTTGAGATCCACTTCCATTAAAAACCCACTCATCAAAAACAATTATAGTATTCGGAACTATGAAGTCATTGAGTTTATATAAAACAGTTTTTGTAGACGAATATAAATCACAATCAACATGCAGAATCCCTATAGGTTTTGCAATTTTAATATAATTACCTATGGTCTCTTCAAACCAACCCTTAAAGAAGGTAATTCCTTCTATTTTAGGAACATCACCTTTTGTAGAAAAATAACCCTTACGACAAACTCCATGTCCAGCTATACTCCCATCTTCACAAGCCCAATCCTCTGGTAAGCCTTCGAAAGAATCAAAACCAAAAATTTTAAAGGATTCGTCAAGATTTTTTCTTAATATAGAAATTGTTCTCCCTTTAAAAACTCCAAATTCTAACACATCTTTTAAATTATTATCTATTAATTTTAATGCTTTTTCTAAATGAGTCATATTATAATTTTTCTAAGATTGATGTTATATGTTTTTTATCTTCGTTCAGGTCAAATATTCTTATACTTTTTAAGTTATCTTTGATATATTTTATATCTCCTTCATTTATAAAAGGAGTAATAAGCTCTCCATTGACTTCCATTTTCTTTAGAACATTGTAGGCTGTTTCAGGGGAATCCTCGCAGAGACCTAACGGAGATAGCCAGTCTTTCATAAAAGATGTGTGCAAATCTTCAACAATATAAATTCCTTTATTTTTTAAGAATTTAAAAAGATAGCCGAGAGTTATCTGTTGATGAGTAGGAACATGTCCTCCATCATCTATAATTAGATCAAAATCACCTCCAACATCCTTGATAAGATTGTTAAGATCATTATCAATAGCTTGATTACCAAGTCTTGTTACTATCCTCTGCTCAGAGAACAATTGACGAGCTTGAACATCCATACCATATACAGTAGCATTTGGGAAGAAATCTCTCCACATTCTTAACGAGAATCCATCATCTATCCCTATTTCTAAAACTTTTTTAATATCAAATCTTTTATAATTTAAAAAATCATCATATATCTCACTGAATCCATGATGAGGGTATTTTGTAGTACCCTTGTCTGTTCCATAAGAATTAGCTATTTGCGTAAGTAATTTCATATTTTAATAAGTCAAAGAAATTCCTGTATCCTGAACCATCGTCAAATTATTGTCATTCCACTCTTCGAAATCCCATTTAATAGTATTTAAGTCATTAAAAAAACGTCTTACTTCTCTAAGTCTATAATCCCAAACATTATCTACTACAATTAATGTTTCTGAATGTGAAATTTTCAAAGCGTGTTGCCAATCTTTCATAGCTCCTTCATAAGAATGATCTCCATCAATAAAAATTAAATCAAATCCCCCATCTGGGGCAATACTCTTTAAGATCTCTGAATTTTTATTAAAAAGTTCTTCATTAGAATAATTTACGAAGTTTTTGTACACTATTCCGGGATCAGTCATTTTCCATTCATCGTAGTCAGTTTTATATGGGTACCAATAATTAGGCTTAATTCTTTTAGGTAAGTTATTTGTAGTTCCATATCCGTCATACCCTCCTTTCTTAATATCAAAAGAATGAATTACACCTTCATCTTCCGATAAGTAAGTATCCATTGCCTCTGACATGGCCTTTGTGCTATCAAAATGATATGAACCTATCTCTAAAATATTTTTAGGCTTAATCATTCTAACCAATGTATTCATACAAGCCCTACAATGAGTTGAACAACCATGATATTTTGTTCCCTGTAAAATTCCGTTCTCTGGACCTCTATCTATATAGAAATCTTTGAAATTATTTTTTATATATTCTATTTTATTCATGCTCATTGTTTCTTATAATTTTCTAAAAAATAATTAAGATCTTCAGGAGTTCCAAGGCCCCACATATTTTCAGCATGGAATGTCATTACTTTCTTTTTGTCTTCAATTGCTTGATTAAAAACAGGGCAAACATAAAATTCTTTATTAACACGAATATCTTTTTTAATCATTCGTTCTGCATATTTTACAAAATCTGAACCATTTTTCCAAAAATAATAACCTATCGTAGCTTTATCCGAAATTGGATTTTTTTCAGCTACTTCTGTAACTAATCCATTCTCATCGACTTTAGCATAACTCCATTTTGGATGAGTACTACTAAATGTAACGATACCCCCATCAGAATTGGTTTCCTGCATCTTATACATAAATTCGCTAGAATTCCAATCTACATATTGATCAGAATTAGCAAAAAATAATGGATTATCATTATTGATTAATTCTTTAGCTATTAAAGCTGTACATGCGGCCCCTTCTGTTAAACCATCCACTTCTAATACTCGACAGTTTGGTGTGATTAAATTTAATAATGAATCTAGATTATACTTTTCTCTATGAGACTTTTGAACAATATAAATATAATTAGCTTCTATATTCAAAGCTTCTATAACAACTTGAATCATGGGTTTTCCGTTTACCTCGACTAAAGGTTTTGGGAAAGTATACCCCGCTTTTTCAAAGCGAGAACCTGCTCCAGCCATTGGAATTAAAACATTTAGCTTATTATCTACCCATTTAGGAATCATAGGTTTAGAGTTTGTATTAATAGATTTTATTTTAGAGAAAACATTTTCAGATACCACTTCTGAAGAATCCCTTACTCTAAGTACATGAGATTGACTTCTTTGTGCCGCTAATAATCCATAAGGAGAGTCTTCTACAATCAATGTTTCTTCACTTAGACATTCGGCTTCCGAAATAGCTTTCCAATACATTTCTGGATGAGGTTTACTATTTTTTACATCCTCATTAGATAATACAAAATCAAAATAATTAATAATTTGCAATCTTTTTAATACAGTCAAAATTGTTTTTTTAATAGAATTTGAACAACAAGCTATTTTATATTTATTATCCGATAATTTTTTTATAAGATTTAAAATATTTTCATTCACTTCTATTCTCTGTAAATGCTCTATAGTATATCTTTGCTTATTTTCCCATATACTATGATGAGAACTCTCTGGCAATCCTTTGTACTGGGTTAGCATAGAAAGTTTTTGACTTGTTTTTAAACCATCATATAAACTTATATGCTCAGATTCTAGTATAACAAATTCTTCTCCAACTTCTCGAAGAGCACGATTTAAAGATTCAAAATGAATTTTTTTTATATCTACTAAAACTCCATCTAAATCAAATATTACTAATTTTATCATTTTAACGAATCTTTCATATCCAAATAATTGCCGAGTTATTGACCATTAAATTAAAGATATAGTTTCTATACATTAAGAAAGTGCAATAATTTTATTTAGAGTTTCCTTTGAAGTTTCTTCAAATACCCTATCTTTTCCGGCTTTTGTAATAATAACCTCGGAATGAGGATTCATTGAAAATTTATATTTTTCTCTAACCTGTTTAGACCAAATCACATCTTCGCCTTCTCCCCAACTAAGCCTTTCATCTAAAGGAAATTCTAACATAATATTTTTTTTGACTATAAAATATCCTCCAGAAATATACATGAATTTTGTTAAATGAGAAATATTGTAAGGAATCAAACATTCTCTTCCCACAACACCGTCCATCCAGTTTCCATTATGAGGCCAAATACACCAGTCTCTAAATCGAGAGCCATCTGTATTAATTATTTTATCCATTCTAATTTCAAAGTCATTACCTCGACATAGTTGGCCTTGATACCATTTTTCACCTAAAATAAAATAATCATGCATAAATACAAGATTATCATACTGAGCAGTTTTGACTATTAAATTTTTCTTTCTAGTTATCCAAGCCGATTTTCTACTTTCATCAAAAATAATAGATTTTACATTTTTTCGATTATACTCATGAGGTCCAACTACAATTATTTCATATCCTTTTATACCCTGAGATTCAATAGAATCAAAAATCATTTCCATTCTGTCGTCTGAATGGCCATCTGTAATAATCCCAAAAGTAAAATTCATATATATTTAGATAAAAATTCTGAAAATATGTAGTCGTCTATTAATTTATACCCGGCAATAAGCTCGAAGTTTCTTTTAACGCTTTCAATTTTTGAAAAATATAAATCAGGATTTAAATCTTCTATATCTATATCATCTAAAAATAAAATACCATTCGAATCAAAATGATCGCTGATTTCCCTTGTGCCTTTGTAAATAGGAATGGTTCCAGTAGCAAAACAATCTAAAATTTTTTCTGTAAAGTATGTATCATATGTAGCATTTTCTATAGCAATTGAAAACATATAATCTTTAAGCCCCTCCTCTTTTTCTTCTATCTCTCTAAATCCTCTTCCATATACATCTATTTTATCTTTATTTTTCTCGGCGAAATTTACCCTATATTTCTGTTGTTCTGTCCAGACTTTATTAGATGTAATCATAGAAATTAATCTAGATTTATCATAAATTTTAGGATTTTTTATCCATGAATTTGTAGTGTAAACTTTATGGAATTTATTGCTTAAAGAAGATATTTCATCACTATAAGTAAATACATCTTCAAAAGTATCTTCTATAAGTTTTATATTATTTTTAACTATTTCTATAGCTCCTCCATTAAATTCGGGAGACTCTAATAACCACAGGAATTTAATTTTATCACAATTTTCATTTACAGCTATAGATAAATCAGAGTCTACATAAACAGAAACTTTAGAATTTTTTGTTTCATAATCCCATTCAAATAATTCGGGAGTGCAATTATGACAAGATGAATTCCCATGAGAAAAACATTTTGATATCATATTAATCTTATTCATATTTTTATTCATCTGAAGCTTTTAAAAAACCATTACTATAAAAAACAGGGACTTTTATAAAACTATCTAAATATATTTCATCCATATCTGGTCCTTTAGGTCCAGTCCATAAACTAGGAACTATAACTTTTTTACTTACATTTCTATTTAAAAAAGAGCCCCACCAAGAAAATGTAGAGTTTGATATAATATTATTCCCACATAGACTCATCATCCATAACTCCTCATAATCTTCTAAATCTTCAACTACTGTAAAATTGCTATTATTAAAATTTTCTTTAGCCCAAGCTTTATCATCTGAGAAAACGAAAACTTTACTGTAATCTCCTATTGTCTCAATAGCTTTATTTATATAAGAAATATCTACGATAGGAAGGATATCTGATATAGTTAGATAGTCTCCTCTTCTTATATGAATAGATAGAGTCCCATTACAAGATAAATCTGGATAGCTTTGATATACTTTATTAAAGAAATCAGAAGAAGGTGAAAACATTCTCTTTATATCACTTTCAATTTCTTTAAAATACTTAACACTTTGAAAATATCCATTCAGTACTAAAGAATTAGCGTATTCATCTTCAGTCATTGAAAAATCAATATTCCTAAAAATATTATTAGTATACTTAGAAGGCTGAAATGCTTGCATAGGGGTGTATGCTTGTGGCATAAATTTGTATTCAATCCCATATTTTCTAGATTCAGATATTACATTTGAAATCTGAAACATTTGATTTCCCAAACCACCTTGAAGAAAAGAAGTTATCATTTTAATATATTAAGAATATAAATTATTAATTGCAGTTTTATGTCTGTTTTCCAAATCTGAATAATCAGTTATACGATTTTCAATAGAAGAAAAACCCGGACTTTGACTACATAACATTTCTTTACTAATAAAACATGAATTATTAAAACAAAAATATTTAGCTAAAAAAATATCAAATATTTTATAAGAATGCATCTCTTCAATAAAAATAGACTCATTCGGAAAAATTTCTAATATTTTCAAAATACCTTTTCTTGAAAAAGAGATAGCATGACAACAGTAAGCACTGTTCAACTTAAAAAGATTATCAGAAAACTTTTCTATAGGATAGATTGTGTAGTCATACATTATATTAGCACCTAAATAAAATATATCCCAGTCTAAAGGCAGACTATCTATAGATTGCTTTAAAAATAAATTTGTACTCTCTTTATCATAAATAAATTCAAAATCATCTTCAAAAATTAAAACTGAATTAAAGTTTTTCGCATAAGCATCTTTAATTACTCTATAAAAAGATAACGAACACCCCAATTGAGATTTATCTTTTTCTGATAAAAAAGTATAATCATTATCATTTATTTTTACGCCATTAAATTTTTCGAAATTATCAATCCCATAATTATTAAAATTTATTAAAGAATTTTCAAATCTATCTTTTCTTTCTTCAAGATTTATAAGATATATTTTTTCAAAGAAAGAGAATGCATTCATAAAATAGATTTAAAATATTCAAATCGGTTGGACATTAAATTTGTATAATCGAAAAATGCATTTTCTATAGATGAAAAAGCAGGCTCTTGCAAACATAAAATATCTTTCCATACAAAACATTTGTTAGAAACTTGAAAATCTTTTGCAAAAAAAACATCTATGGCTTCATAATTTTTCATTAAATTTTCTAACCAATCTCCTTTACCTTCAAAAAAATTTAAAATTTTATTTAATGCTTCTTTAGAAAAACAAACGCTATGTAAAGCATACCCACTATTTAATTTAAGTAAATTTTCAGAATATTTTTCGATAGGGTTTGACATTATCTCATTCATTACATTCGCGCCTAAATAAAACATATCCCAATTCTCTGGCATTTCCTTAAAAGCTCTATCTAAATTATTTATAATTTCATCTTTAGATACAGTAAAATCAAAATCATCTTCTAAAACTAAAATTTTTTCATAACTATTTTTAGAAGCATCTTTAAATACATTATAAAAAGAAGCCGCGCAACCTATTTGACCTAATTTTTTAGAACTTAAATTGCCATTTACTTTAACACCATCAAATCTTACATAATTAGTAATCCCATACTCTTTAAATTTTTCCTCGCACAGATCCCATCTATCTTTTCTCTCTTCAAGATTAATACAATAGACCTTATCAAAAAAACTACATATACTTCTCATTTAGTTTTCAAATATTGAAACAGTTTTATCTTTTGATTCTCTAAGGAAATTTATTAATTCCAATCCTCTTAAACTGCACCAGCTTTCTAAAAGATATGCTATGTTTTGATTTCCTATTACATCTGTATTAAGACAATTAGCTTCAATACAAACCCTAGAAAGAGTTTCAAAAACTTTAGGGAAAAATACAAAATTTCTAGAGGAAGCTAAAATTTCACAGAATTTTTTATGCTCTGTATTATGATTTATTCCTATATAATTATAATTATTCTTTAAACAAAAATCTTTTGCTCCTTTTGCATTTTTTTGTTCATATAAATGATCCATAAAACATGCATCATATTTTTTATCTATATTTTGCAAAGACTCTAGATTAATCAAATTTTCTTCTGACCAAAGATTGACACTAGATTCCACATTGCTTAATTCTAAATTTAGCTCAATTATTTTTTTGTGAGTTGAGCTTTGTGCTACTATTTTGTAGGAATTCTTATATAAATTATAATTAGCAATTTCGCTTTTAGGAGCTATGAAGTTTTCATATATACTTGGATCTCGACTCTTTAAAAATTTATGATCATGCTCATATATAATATATTTTTTATTTTTTAGAGCATTTACAGACCCAGAAGGTAATCCTCCAAAATTACCAATAATAAAAATATCAGAATCGCAATTAGAAATATAATCAGGAGAACAAAAAAATGAGTAAACTCTTTCTACTGAATGACCTTTTTTTGAAAGACATTCAATAAGTTCTTTATTACAAGTTTCTCCTCCTCCTGAAAAACCATCTTCATAAAATTCATCTGATATAAATGTATATTTCATATTTACAGTTTAAATATTTTACTCTGCATTGTCTAATAATTGAGTTTCTAATCCTAAGAATTTAAGATCCTTGAGCTTGTAAGCCTCCCATTTAAAAGGAACTTGTCGAGAAACAACTACGCCTTCCATTGGGAGCTCAGTAGAACATAAAGGATCTACTTTATCTAGATACTCAAATTCTAATCTCTTTAAGAAAGTTTTACCCCATTCAGAAGAGTCAAAAGGAATATCAAATAAATCCTTGGCTTTTCCATAGTAGTAAGTTTCTGGAGTTTTTAACTGCTTCTTCTTACAATAAGCTTGAATTTGTTCATGAGAAAAAGAAATAACTTCTCCATCCTGATTAGTATAATCAATTCTAAATACTAGGAAATCTCTTTGCCCTTTAAGAATCCCATAATCATATGGAGTTTGAATCATTGACTGCCCATTTACCCAGCCAATTACCTCTCCATAAACAGAGATGCCCTTGTCCAGCTTTGGATAAACTTCATCAGCAACAGACTTCCAAATGTCCTCTTTGTAAAAACCTTTTGAAACTCCAATTGCAATATCTTTATTTTTGATTACATTTCTAGAAGCATACAGCATCCCATATTCTTCTTCTGGAACTTTGAATCCCAGAAGTTTAACAAGCTTTTCTAAGAGAGAAAGACGGCGCTTGATTAAAACATTAGCTACGACACCATTGCTTCCATGATATTTATTTGTAATAGAAATATAATCTTCAGGATTAATCTTATAGATTTCTTTTCTCAAATTTTCTGTATCAGAATGGAGTCTAAATTGATTTTCTACTAATCTTTCAAATTTTTTAACTTTTGTTTTCGTAGATGGCGAACTGCTTTCTTGAATAGGCGGCTCATATTTAGAAATAAATAATTCACCACAAATGGTATCAAAAGAAATATTCTCTTCAATATCTTTTAAGAACACTCCGTATTCACTAGAAACAAATTCAGAAAATCTTTGGAAAGAGATAATATAACCATTAGAATATTCCCCTCTCAATTTTATCATTTTGACTCTGCCTTTAGCATCAAAAAATCCTTTGACAGTTTTGTCCTGATTTAAAAGAGGATCTCTAAAAGAATTACTCCAAGATAAAAACTTGGAAGAAATTTGACTTTCGACAGGGCAATATACATAAATATCACCGACTTTAGAAGTTAAGTCAGTAACGACTATTGAATTCTGTATCTCTGCCAATTGCAATTTATCAGCATTTGGGTGAGGGTAAACAGAATCCAATTTTAAAATTTGAGCTAAATAATTTGAATTATAATCTTTAGAAGTAGAGAGTGTCATAATTAAATATACAAAAATTTTTTAATCTGTCAACTAAATTTGAACCATTTTTATGTCGAACTTGTGAGCTATTTCAAAAGACTTTTCACCTTTTTCATAAAAATCTCTAAAAAATACTTGTTTTATTCCATACATTGCAATGTCCATAATACAGTTTTCACAAGGAGACAATGTAACCGCTATCAGTTTCCCTTCTCCCGGCTTACAATATCTCAATGCTGACCTCTCAGCATGAGAAACGAATGGTCTGCGACCGTCCCTACAAGACCAATCTATATCGTGTCCCGGTATAGAGCCATTGTAACCTAATCCAGCTACACTATTGTCATGTCTTAAAATACAAGCTCCACATTTTACATATGGGTCTTCAGATCTTGAAGATGCTGTTTCGGCTAATTTTAAAGCATATTCTTCCCAAAGTATTCTACTCATTTTTTTTATTCAAAAAGGTTTTCATCTTCTTCTTCTTCCCCATCTTCATCTGAGTCCTCTTGAAGAAAAGTAATTGTATCTTCGAAAGAAACTTCTTTAAGAGAATCAGATATATCACTTATCTCTTTACATTTTTCAGAGAAATGAAGGGATGCTAAAGATAGAATTAAATTACAGCTGAATAAAGTTTCTTTTTCATCCATCCCTTCTAAAGCTGAATGATTAAGAATATTATGCCAATTAACAAATGCTATTGTAGATATTTTTTCCGCAGTATTAGGGAAAACTTTCTCTATAAGCTCTAAGACATTTTCTACTGCATTTTTATTTTCAGACATATATTAATCTATTATACCGTTTATAAGTTTTCTTTTTGCTCTGAACTTCATAGATCTAGAACCTTCTCCTTTTGTTAAACAATTAAAATGGTTCTTGCTTAAGCTTTTCAAGGAATTTAAAATATCTAAACCTTCTAAATCAGAAAAGGATTGATCTTTAGAATTTGAAACATATTTATAAGATACTTTTTTTCTTTTTATGAAGTTTTGTATTCTATTATTAATGCAGACAGAACAGAATGTTAAAAATTTAGTTTTATTATCAGGATTAAAAGCGTAGATAGCCGAAATTATAGCATCATGAGATTCAGACAATAGATCCTCTGTATATCCAAAATTTTTATACTTATTGCAGACTATAGTATTAGCAAGTTTATAAGACTGCTCAAGTATATCCTTACCCATAGAGTAATCTCCTGTTAAACAAAAGTTTTTTACCTTTTCTTCTAGAATCATTTTACTGAAAATTGAGAGTTAAATATAGGAATACATCCACAAAAAATTTGGTTTTTGAAAGACTCTCTAATAATAGAGAATTGACTTAACCCTTCAATTAGTTTATTTTTGCTACCTCTTAAAATTTTAGGGAGAATCAATAAAGGATTTTCAGAGAAAAGTCTATCTACTCCGGGCAATTTAAGATCATAACAAATCTTTAAAAGATTACCCATGTAAGGATGAAGTCTAAAATCTTGAACAGAAACATTCTCTTGAACTATCTCGAATCCTTCTTTAGTCATTTTTAATTTAGACATTTCAGCTTCCAAAGAGGAGTACATATTAATAATTTCCCAATCTATTAATGTGAAATTTTCACTTTCAATTTTATCAGAAGATAATACAGAAAGAAAAACATTCAAAGAATCATCTTGAGGAGGCATATTACCGAAATTAACTAAGCCATGAGAGATATCTTTTAGAGGCTTATGAGATAAAACTACTATTTCAGTATTGCTTTTTTGAATAAATTCTCTTAAATTTTCTTCTTTTTGATGTGGGTAAAAAGTAGTAAGAATCATTATTTATTATATTTAGATTTTAATATAGCAATGAAACTCATAGCCGCTGCTGGGTCAACTCTATCGACTGTAGTCCATTTAGGGTTCCAATCAAAACCTTCTACAGTAGCTAATTCTTTCAAAGAGTGTACATCCATGGAATACTTGTCTAAATGTTGAGACAATAGAGATTGTATTTTTACAGTCTGAGCTTCAGCTCTTACGTCTTCTTGCTTCATCTCGTCTTGGCCCAAGGATATAATACCTAAAGAATGCCTCACAGCTCTGATAAAAGCTCTATTTTCAGCAATTGTTTCTAAAAATTTAGAAAACTTTTCATCAGTATTTGAAGTGGAAGCATTTGCTGTAGCACCGACTGTCATTTCCAAAGGGCTTTCTATATTCGGTATCCACTTAATCACAACCTTCATTGTAACACTATCACCAGAAGAAGAGACTGGGATAGGATCAATCATAGAATATCCTCTAATCGAAGCCAACTCTCTGAACCCTGCCAATTTAATCACAAGATCTTCCTCTGGGGATTCATCTATTAATCTATCAAGATCTTCTTGACTTAAATCTTCCAATGGAATTGCTCTAGCAGCAAAATTATACTTGTTCAATACAATGTGCTCTCTTGGAATAAGTTTCCTCCAATCTATAAGTCCATTAGACTTTAGTGGATAATTAACATTATTTAAAAGACCTGCTTCGTTTCTCAATGGTTTAAAAACACCGTCTTCCGGTTGAACAAATAAAAGAGGAGAATCTAAACCTGTTTTTGCAGGTGCAATAACTCTTTTCTTAGAAGACTTTTTTACAGTTTCCTCTTGAGAATCTTTAATATCAGAATGATTACTAGACTTAAGCATAAATTCTACTGTAGTTTGTTGTAAATTTTTATAACATTCAAGATATCTTCGAAAGAAGTATCTGGACTGTCGTTGAACTCAGCAACAAAAAAACTTTTACCAGTATATAATCCGATAGCTTTTGATAATTTAGACATTACCTTTGAACGAGATTGAGATTCAGGTTCTGAAAAATAAGTAACTGCTCCATGGAGAGAGAAACAAATAGGTTCTTTTGTATCCTCTTTCCATTTCCTAGTAAATGAGAAATTAGAGCCATCTTTATTTAGAGCTCTACCATTTTGCAGCCACTTGTTTTTATTAGTGAATATTTTATTTAGATTCATTTTTAAATATTAAAGTATAATCTTTGTTCTCCAAGAAATCTTCATCATTCATAAAGCTTTCTTTTAGTTCTATAGGAAAAGATTTAAAGTCTAAATCATTTTTGTAATGATAAATAGATGCATATGTTTTTCCGTGAGCTATGTAAACTCTATTTGATTTAAATAACATAGCATCTTTTTCTAGTATGTCAAGAGGTTTTTCTTTTGATTTCTTATATATAGTACATATGCCTAGAGTCTCAAGCCTTAACTGATTTAATAAATCATCGTTGCAACAGATAACAAGTAAATTTATAAGATTCGAAACACAGCTTTTAATAAAATCTACATCAAAACTTTCGTCACAAAAATAAACAATAGATTTTATATTTTTAATGTTTAAAGAATTTAAATCTAAAGGCTTTTTAGTGCTTATATCCGCTTTTGTTATATTTAAGATAGGAACAAGACACTCTTGATTATCAAAAATATCAAGACGTATATTAAAAGCTGTATTAACTAACTCTCTAGGAAAAAATCCGTCAGGAATAAAATTTAAAAATCTAGGACCATATTTTTCTCCAATATATAATGTTTTATAATTTACAGAATCTTGTATACCTATTTTATTTAAAATTGCATTAGCTATTATTTCCGGCTTTATAGTATTTATAGTCTTTGGCCATTCATCTTTTTTATAATTCCATCTCGCAGTTTTTAATTCTGGCTCAATATAAAGAACCTTATCAAAAGAAGGAACCACTACTTTGCTAGGATAATTACTTCCGAGAAGGATTAAATCTTTATTATAAACTCTACATAATTTAGCAGTAAGCTGGTTAGATGTAACACAAAGTCTACTATTTTTAATTACATAAGCCAATTGTCTTACAGTTAAAGCTGATCTCAAATCCAAGGAACTTAAGACAGTGGGGTCTTCTTTATCTCCAACTTGAATGACTTCAATACCTGTGATCCTTAAAAAATCAAGAATCATAGGAATGACTTCTGAACTGTAATCGTAAATTTGAGATTTCTTTTCAGAACCTGTTTGATATACTATATAATCAGAAGGTACAGGATAGAAGTTTTCAGGGAAATCCTCTTCAGAAGTATAATCTTCTACTCCACAATGTTGAAATATTTTATTAAGCATATTAAAAATTATTTTTCATGAAATCTACGCAATTCCTTGTTATTTTTGGATGGAAAGCCATATCGAAAAAACCTTTATGATTCTCTATCCCCTCCATACCTAGGACATCATCTAATGCTGGACTACAAGGCATTGTTTTTTTAATAAAATCCAAGTGCTCAAACATTTGAGGAAATAATGTAGATACATAGTAATCCCATTCTGATTTAGGGAACTTTTTATGTAGCCTCTCTAGAACAGCAATAGAATCCACGCAATCTCCTAAATTGCCATCTTCTACATATAGAATTCTTTTTTTATCACTTTTATAATCTATTATATCATCTATAGAAAGAGTTTTATTTTCTGGCTTCTCTTCTATTTTTTGATTAAAAGAAAAATCGTAATCAGTAAAAGGAAGATCATCTATAAACTTCTCAATTTTAGCGCAAATTTTATTACCATCAAAATTTTCTAAAGCCCATTGTCTTAGATTATATCCTTTTCGCTCTATTTCTTCTTTAGAAAGAGAAGTTATCTTCTCCATAAATTCGACTATTGAAGATGGCAAGACTTGAGCTTTATCAAACTGAGAGCCGTGTTCTCTATACAAAGTAAAGTCGAGAGGGAAGACTTCAGGATTTACTGTAAAATTAGTACCATAAGAATAATTAGTAGTAGCAACAGGCAAACCACAGAACAAAGCTTCTAAAACAGGCATCTCAAATCCTCCACTTGTAGCTGGATGAATATAAGCATCGCACATATTGTACAATTCGCACAAATCTTCTTCTTCCACTCCTACAGAAACATTTGAAGTATTAACTTTTTTCTCTGATTGACAATTTTGACAGTTCAATTCTTGACCAAAGAAAGGTTTAACAGATACATCCTTACAAGCAGAGCATACATAAGTAGTTAGAACATCCTCTCTTCTGACATTGAATCTCTCTAAGAATTCAGGAATACGCCATCCCTCTGACCAATTTGTATGTAAAAATAATTTACAATCAATTTCTGGATGAGCTTTCTTAAAAATAGAAAAAGCTTCGATAAGTGTACCTACAAGCTTTCTTAACTGATTTCTAAAAACAAAACCAAATACAAAAGTATTATCTGCTACTCCGAATTTTCTTCGAACAGCTTTCTTTTCTTCTTTTGATAGAATTTTAAAATTCTTATCCTCAATAAGAGCTGGCATATACTCAGAATCTACTCCCTGCTCTGCCAAAGCATCTTTCGCAAATTGAGCTTTAACCCAGAGGTTTCCAAATTTATCTTTTTGATCTTTAAAAACTCTTAGCAAAGGAAGAGAATCAATAGGAGTCCAAAAAACATGTGGGAACTTATTGATCCACGGTTTATCAAAATAAGGCATACCCCATATATCTTCTAACATTATTAAAGCATCTGGCTTTTCTGTTTCAAGAACTCGATTTATATTATATTCCCCATACTGAATAGCTTGCATTTTAGATGCATCACCTCGAAACTGATCTAGCTCTCTAGGATTGTCTGGTAGACACCCGTAACATTTCCAAGGCATTGACTTGCAAATATTATCACTCCAAGTAAAAGATCCTCCTGCGTACTCTACTAATTCATATTTACCTGTCTTAAAAAGATAAGACAATAAAAATTTCATATGTCTACCAAAACCTGTATTGGCTAAACATGAATTAGAGTGTAATACTACTTTTTTCTTTCTTTGCATTTGATTGTATTGTTTAAATATTTATAAAAAAAGGCCGCTCACTTAAAAAGTGAGAAGCCTTGAATATTTTACTTAACTAAACATTAAAAAGGGATTTCTTCTTCAGCTTCCCAACTTTCAGATTCATCAGAAGCAAAAGATTTAGTTTCTGTTTCTTCAGAGGCTTTAGTAGGATTTAATTTAATCCGTTCATTAAGGATTTTAATTTGATCTACGAAAAACAAATCAATCTTAGTAAAATCTCTAATAATTTTTCCCTTGAAAGAAATTTCTTCTGGAGAAGGAAGCTCTGAAGATTCAAACTTCCAAGTCACCTTCTCATCATTTTGAGTAACATAATACGAGTCATACCCAGCTTTGGACAAGTAGTATCGAATAGAGATATTTTCAAAAGATTCTAAATTAAAAAATGAATTAAGAAGGCTTCGAGTCGCAATATTCATTCGGAAAGGAACAAGATAAGCTTCATCTTTATCTTTAATTATAGCCTTGACTCTAAAGTACTTGTCTCCCTTATACTCCTCTTCTACAGCTTCAATCTTAAATATAGAGCCAGATATAGAATTTATAGAGTTATCTGTGGATGGAACCCATTTATTTGTAACTGCATCTTTAGATGAGACTTCAAAGAAAGGTTTAACACTTTCGCCATTTATTTTAGAAACTGGCTTAAGAATTAAAAGCGTTCCAGTTTTTTCGTTTTTATTGCCTAACATTCGAGTATTTTTTTATTTGTTTGGTTTGTTTTTGGAAAGAGACTTTCGTCTCAAAATTTTTGTATATTAATATTACATTCTAAAATGAAAAATGTTTCTTAAGCTTTAAAAATATGTTCCATTCCATTTTCAAGAATGAAATCAAAAAGCTCTAGTACTTCTTCTGAAAAGTTATTTTGATTTTCATCATCTATAGAAGAAATATATTTATCATATATTAAGTACATCAAGGAGGCTACCCATAAAGCATCAAAATTATGACTTTTTTCGTCTTTTATAAAAGGTAACCATGTTTCATTTTTTTTAGAAAGAATTTGACCTATGGAAAGTAAAACTTCTAAAGAATTTTTATCTACACTCATAGGTATATTTATTCCTTAATTACCGTCAGATTCTGGCTGATCAGTAGCGATATCTTCTTCGTCAAGAGTTTCTTCTCCTTTCAAAGACTCAATAAATTTTTGCACAACATCTATAGCAAAACTTTCACGTTCATCTTCAGGAACCATAGAACAATAAGAATTTAAAATTAAATGTATTAGTGCAACTACAATTTCCGAATTAAACGAATGAGGGTCTACATAGTCAAAAAAAGCAGATGAAGCGTCTTCTCCAGAAGCCTTGAATAATACTCTAAATAGAGTTTTAGTATCAGTGGTAATGGTCGGCTCCGATGTTTCAGTGTTCAACTCTTCGTTGATAATTTCAGCGTCTAAGATTTCTTCATTCATATTATTATTCATTTTCTTCTATATTTTTTAATTCCGAGAGTTTCGTGTAAGCTTTATGGTTTTGGATTTCCATATGATTTATCCAAAGTATATCTTCCCCTTTCTCTCCTGTTATATACAATATATCTTCCTCTTTTGGTGCTTCAGCTTGTTTTAAATATTTCGCTAATTTATCACCTAGTAACATAGCATAGTTTGAACCAGTCTCATCAAAAATTTTCATTTTTAGATAAATATTACCACTTTTACTTTTACCTTGAAGAATATCTTTTACAATACAAGTAAGCTCAAAAGAACCTTTAAGGCGAACGTATTTATCAATTTCATCTAAATTCCTAATCATAGGATTCAAGTCTCCAAAAACCATTTTCATGGTAGTCGAATAAGAGAATCCGAGAAGCATTCTTTCATAAAAGAATGAAGCTAATAATTCATTTCGACTATTAAGATTATATATTTTAAAATATCCTATAGAATTTTTTCTGATAGTACTTAAACGAGAATCTTTTGTAAACTTTTTGCCATTAGAATCTATCCAATTCAGATAATCTTTAAGCATAATAACAAGATCAGAATTATATTTATGCTCATTATTTATACAAAAGATTTTCTCTTTAGGAGTTAAGAGATTCCACAGTTGAGCTTCTAAAACTTTTTTAGATCTATCTTTAATAGAATGTCCTAGAGCACCGCTTTGAATGAGAGAAGAAAGAATCCCAATACCTAACCTTGCATCCTTTGCAGAATTATAAAGTTTAAAATCAGAATCTATATCAGAAGATATGAAACTTTTAAGCTTTTCTATACTCTTGTCTGAGATACCTTTAATCTCTCCCAATCCGAATCTGATATTTTTACCCTCAATAGAAAAAGCTAATCCACTTTTAGCAACATTCGGAGGTAGAAGTTCAATTCCGAAATGAGGAAGTTCATGCTGAATAAGCTGAAACTGTTCTAGGAAATCGCCTCTAGTAGCAGCTATCTTTAGACAGGCCAGAAAAAACTGTTGAGGATATTTATGTTTTAGATAAACCGTTGAGGCTGCGATAGTTGCATAAGAAAAGCTGTGGCTTTTGTTGAACGAATAATTTGCAGAATCTTCAAGAATCTTCCACAACAACTCTGGAATCTCTTTATTTAAACCATTCTTCTCGCAGGTTTCAAAGATGACATCTTTCCACTTGGCCATGTCTTTTATCTTCTTCTTACCAATGCATTTTCTGATGACCTCCCCGTCAGCTTTTGTTAAGCCAATCTTCTCACACATCTGCATCGTACTTTCTTGATACAAAGCTAAAGAGGCAGTGGACTTCAATAATTCGTCGAAAAATGGATGAATAGATTCATTTTTCCCTTCATTGACGAATTGAGCATATCTGTCCACAAACTGCAATGCTCCGGGTCTAGCGAGTGCTGTAACAGCAGCTAGATGATCCATATTCTTTGGCTTTACCTTATTTACTACTCCTAAGTTACAATCTCCACTAATTTGGAAAAGACCATAAGGATACTTCACATCTTGAAGATTCTTAAAAACATTATCATAATTTATTTCAAAATCTTTTGGATCTAAATCTAAATTAGAACAAACTTCATTGATAATACCAACAGCTTTCAATCCCAACAAATCAAGTTTGATATTATCAAGCTGAGCATAATCCATATCATAAGTCGTAACCATTTCTCCTTCGCCCATTTCGCATGGGATAGAATCAATCAACTTATTATAAGACACTATATAAGCACTCGCATGAGAGCCTTTAGAACAATTTAGTTCTGCAAGTTTCAGAGCTATCTTATAAGCCTTTGGATTATCTTTGACAAATTGAGCAAAAGAAGGAACCTCTTCTACAGCTTTCTTCAAGGAATGAACCTTCCCAAATAGAGAAGGGATCTGTGCAGAAATCTCAAGACTTTGCTGTTCAGAATATCCCAAAACAATTTTACAAACTTCCTTAATACATTTTCTACTTTGTAATGTGCTATGAGTAGATATTTTGCAAAAGTATCCATTATATTTTTCTTTTAGAATTTCAATTAATTTTTCACGTTTCGAATCTTCGATATCTAGATCAATGTCGGCAGCATCAGAATAATATTTAACGCCATCAACAATATTTGGAGTTGTTCTAGATGGAGAAAGAAACCTTTCGAAGAAAAGCCCGTTCTCTACAGGGTCTACATCTGTCACCTCTAGACAGTAGAGAACTAAGCTTGATGCGGCGCTGCCTCTTCCCGGCCCTACAGCGATCTTATTCTTCTTGGCTATATTGACTACATCCCATACCATTAATAAATAATCTACAAAATCTGTGGGTGAAATTACCCCCATCTCATAAGACAATCTATCTCTATAGGATTTTTCCTTTTTAGGATCAATGTCATTTTTTAATCTTTTCTCAAATCCTCTTTCGACTAACAAATTAAAAAGCTCTAGACTTGTTAGGTCTGATCCATTTAAATTAAAAGGAAGATCTAGGGCAGAATAATCCTCCTTACTTAAACAGAATTTAGGCAATCTAATACCGTGGATATTAAGATCTATATTTTCGAATTGATCTAAAAAGAATAACATAAATTAAGATTCCTGAAAATTGTAAGCAAGTTTTTTAAATATCTGAGCAGTCAAATAACAATCATAGTCACCTTGGTGAGTTCTAGATGCATCTATTTCGATTCCCCATTCATTACACAAATAAGTGACATTACTTTTCAATCCTCTTTTAATAAAATTAGCCCAACGAGTTTGCCATGCATCAAAATTATCATAATCAGGCTTTGCCCCTGAAAGATAAGCTTTAGCTAAAGCATTCGTATCGACAACTCTTTTTACCCATTCGAAATCAATAGGCTTGCCAATTTCCCTAAACCAGTTTCGAATTTGATAAGCGTCGAAATTTAGTCCATTATGAAAACCTAGCAAGTCTTCTCCAAAAAACCAAGGGGATATTTCTTCATAAACCTTCTTCGGACATAGAGCTTTCTTTTCATACTCTTTAAAATTAAAACCTGTAATTTCAGCTGCCCTAGGATTAACATTCAAATCTTCCCACCACAGATATCTAGATTGACTATCTAGAATCTTTCCATTCTCCATGATAACCCAAGCAAACTCCCATGGCCGAGAAGTGTTAAGATTAAGTCCTTCTGTTTCTGTATCAGCAAAATAAATGCGCTGATTGATATCTAGTTTATTCATATTTGGTTTAAAAAATCTATTTTCTTTTCAAGTTTTTTGATAATAGCTTTAGCTTCTTTTCTTTCTATTAGAAGAGGATCACAGAATGAAATTTCCCCATCCTCAGTTATACAATCGTAAATAGGCGTTCCATCTTGATAAACGATTTCAACGACTTTTCCAACTCTACAGCTATCTCCAAAAAAGATTTTGGTTTTAACAAAGTCACCTTCTTTTATTGTTTGCATATTTATTTTTTATTTTCTAGAAATGATTCCCAACAAAACTCCCTAGAAGACATATGATCAAATCCGGGATTGTCAAGTGTTCTTCCTGATCCAAATTGTTTTCTATTCAAGCACTTCAAAGTAAGAAAGGCTTCGTAATCACTTCTATTTTTATAATAAATACTTTTAACCTCTTCTGTCTTAAAGTTATTCATCTTAGCAAAAAGAAGAGCAGCTTCTCTAATTAGATAATCAAAAGGTAGATTATTATCCTCAAGAAAAACTGTAGGGTTAATCTTTTTTAATTCAGGAATACAAAGAGATCCTTGTAATAGATTTTTATGGAGGAAAGAATCATAAAAAGGAATAGCTAATGCTAAATCTTCGCTCCAAAGAGAATGCAAGTCAGAATAAGAAAGTCTTGCCTCCTTGTTGAAATTATTATAAGCCGCCATAGTAGAAAGCTTAATCAAAGCCTTATAACCATTAAAATTCTTTGGAAAAATAATATTTTTGTGAGAAGATAAAGAGGTTTCTTCCGAAGAGCTGTTAATGAAGGAAACTCTTAAGCCAAAAATAAGTTTAATTTTTGAATCTTTACAGGCTTGTAACGCAGCTACGAATCCAGCCATTGTATCCTCTACAAGACATAATTCTTTTAGATTATTCTCAACAGCAATATTTATAATACTATCTGATAGATCAGTATCTTTATTCTTCTCGTAAGGATCGAGAGTTAATATACTACGTAAAATAGAGTAGTGACTCTTAAAAAGAGGAATCATTTGTAAGTAATTTAAATAAAAAGCTTAATTAAATTTAGGACAGCCGGAGTGCTTTCTCTGAACTATAGTATAGCCCAAAGCTACATAACTATCAAGTTCTTTTTTAAAATAAGCAGATTTAGAAGGTAAGCCTTCTTTAACAGCTTCAAAATACAAGAAGGGAGCTTTATATTCACAAACCCAAACAGGTGATCCGTCTTCCTTATAAGTAAAAGGTTCTTTACCACAAAGCCATTTGCGTTTAAAATCTCCAGCAGCTGTATTAGCTAAAGCTTTCTCTAATCCAAAATCTTGCAAATATCCTGATATATATTCAAGGTAATGCTCGAAAGCTTCTATCTGACTCAAAGAAAACTCCATCTTAATATATGGATTCTTTCGGAATTTAAGGAAAAGAAATTCTACAGTTATTTTTTTTCCGGGATAAAGTTTAGAAGCCACTAATGCATAAATTAATGCTTGGATATTAAAATCCATATCTTCTGAACCTTTTGAAAATTTAGATTTAGAAGATTTAAAATCTAAAATTCTAATATGATCTTCATAAATAAATAATCTATCTATAAAACCATAAATCCAATATTTACCATTATTTATATTGAATTCATATTCTGTCTCGTATTTCTCACAGCCTTTTCCGTGGAAATCATTTTCTAAACCGGTTACCAAAAACCCGTTTATTTTTTCATAATTTTCAGAAGAATCTACCTCTTCTTTTTTAAGCCACTTAGAAGCAAGTCTATGAAGACATGGCAACGATAATGGCCTTCCGCAAGTAAGAGCTTGACTCACCTTTTCTTTCCTTTTCGGATGAGCCAAACATTCTAAAATAATGTGAGTTATTCCTCCCAGTTTTGAACCAGTGTTCCCCTTTGAAGGTAAGCCACAGTTATATTTTAAATATGCAAGATAAGAACAACTACTATAAGATTTTATTTTGCTTGCGGAAAGCCTAGGAAGTGACATTTTAATTTTCGATTAGATTCCAGAGAGTGTCATCAAACAATGATGATTTTACTAGAGTCTTTATATCAGAGTCTTTGGGTTTGTCTCCTGAATATTTCACTTTTCCGCCTCTTTTTTTGTATTCCTTCAAAACAAATAGATTTTTTACATAAGAATTTTTTTCTCCAAATTTTCTATCTGCGACTTCCTTTACTTGGGAATACTTTTCCTTGTCCAAATACTCAACTTCAGCGAATGAGAACTCAATAGGTTCTTCTTTGGCATTTTCAAGATCTCTATCTAGAGCGATTATTTCTTCTTGAGATGGAAGATTATCAAAATCAAAATGATCTTCTTCCGATCCTACAATTTGACTAACTGGCTTATCTGACCACATTTTACATGACCAATAATTAGCTTTGTATTTAGGTCCGGGATTATCACAATTATGTCTGGCTCTATAATTGCTTCTACGCTCAGGATCATCTCTTTTGATTGACATATTCGGATCACCGAATTTTACAATGACAACACTACCTTTGTCATTTTTTACGTACACACCAAATTTTTTAGCACTTCCACCCGGAAGTCTGAATGGTTTATTTAAGGTTTTATTTTCGTTTTTCATATTTAATGCTAATTATACTGTATACACCAAAAGGATGAACTAAAAAACTTGTAGATTTTTTTATAATGATTTGTACCATTCAATAATCTCTTGTTTTTCCATATCTCCAAAATCTTTTTTATAAGGAAGTTTTACAAAAATAGAATCACTGCTAAAGAATTTAGATAGTTTATATTTGATTCCCAATGCAGCTTCCATTCCTCTATTAGTTTCAGAATCTATATCATTGTTAGTCGCAATAATAATTTTATCTACATTGCTTTTTATCAGAGTAAGTATTACAGGCTTTGAAACACTTAATCCGAAAAGAACTAAAAAGTTTTTTATACCAGCCTCATAAAGAGAAAGAGCATCTCCAATACTTTCCACTAAAATTACACATCTTGAAGATTCGATATCAGAGTGTGTGAGTTTATAAGGGTAAACAAAATTAGCCTTTCTACCTAATATTTTCCATTTAGGCCTTTGAGAGTTAGTATATAAATCTCTCCCAGCAAGACCTATGATTTTTTCTCCTTGATAGATAGGGAAAACGAATCTGTTGTTAAGTTTCCCATAAGTTTTTACTCCTCCACCAAAATCTTTTACAGTTTGTTCTGAAATGCCTCTATTTTTATAAAATGTATACCAAGGCATTAAATCTTTTACGAAATCAGAATCAAAGAATTTATCTTGAACTATTTTAGTTTCCTCTTCTTCTTCCTGAGCATTAGCCGAACTATCGAAATACTCATCCCTTAAGAAGTTTTTAGCATCCTTTTCATTTATGTTCAAGGTTATCATGGCCAACTTTACAAGAGGACCCGATTGACCAGTAACGAAATCTGTAAACCATCCACTTTTAGTGTTCACACTTAAAGATGAACTAGCACTATTTCTATAAATAGCTTTCATTCTTAGATAATCAGATCCAGACTTCTCTGGCATATATCCCATTTTCTTGAGTAAATCTACGATCATATGAAATCTCCTTTAGTGTATTTTTTATTATTTGCAACTTCTATTTGCCCTAATCTTTTATTGAATACATCTTCTGCACTACCGCATTCACTAACCTTAAAGTTTTCGACTTTAAAATTAATATAATTTTCTACAAAAACATCTCCGTCTTGAGTAGATCTCTTTACATAGTTGTCTGCCCCCATAGCCTCTTCGCCTTGAACACGGGCTCGAACTTCGATAAGTTTATGAGTTCCGAATTCTTTGCCTCCTTCTCCAATCTCCTCTGGGCTTTTCTTCTCTAGTCTATACATGTTGGAACAATGCCATTCGATCTGAGAAGACATTGCTGTGCCTCCGCTACGATTAGTCTGAACGGCTGTCAATCCTGCGGTTCTAGGTAATAAAGACACGAGCTTTTTTAGTTTATCAGTCTTTTGACCAAGAAGCTCATATCCCTCGAATGCATTAGTAATATTTTCTTGAGTAGATTTCAGATAATCATAAATAAGTAATACATTCTCCCCATTTTTGACATTTTGAACATACCATCTTTTAGCAATTGATATTACTTCATCAATAGATTTGTTAGCAACATATTTATGGTGAACTCTCCCCTTGTATTTCTCTAGAGAATTTAAAGCTGCATATACTTTATTTTTATCAATTGGATTATTTAAGAATTTGCCAGTTTTAATTTTGTATTCATTGACACCCGAAATAGCAGAAAGATTTCTAGCAATAATACGATCTGTTTCAAGTTCTGTATCCAAAACCAATGCTAAACAATTATTCTCTTCTAGACCAGCTACTTCATAAGCTAGAAAGTTTACGAAAGTACTCTTGCCAACCTTTGGCCCAGCGGCAATAACAAACAAGTCACCGAAGCTAGGACCTCCATACATTTTTGTAAAAATTGGAAATGGGGTTTTGAGACATACTGGCCTTGGATTATTAGCCCAGTCTAGAACGGTCTCCTGCATCGTAGAAAAAACATCAATAGGCTTTTCCTCATCAGCTACGTTTTCTGTGCCTGCACTCTTTAATGTGTTCTCAATAACATTGGCAAGCTCTGGCAAAGATTTATCAATATTACTCCTGATTTCATTCTTACCTTCTTCTAAAGATTTATCTGCTTTTCTAGCAAAATCATATTTAATTACGTTACTAATAAAGCTAGGAAGAGACTGCTCTCTGATTTGCATCTGAGACAAACAATCAAGATAATCTATAATGTTTAAATCTTCAAATAGCTTTAGACCAATAGACGTTAGCTTTTCAGAGACAAGCAATTTATCAACAGTAGCATTCTGATTGTAAACAGCCAAGATAGCTGAAAAAATGGCTGAGTGAACTTTGTTATCAAAATGAGTGGCTTTTAAAATAGAACCGTAATCGGCTACATTGTCTGGCCACTTTATAAAGCCAGCTAGACATGCACGTTCTTGTTCTTGAGGAGTTGAAATTCTGCTATGATTCATTTAAATAGAAAATCTTTTAGAGATTTAGGTTTTTTCACTGATAGTTCTAAGTCTAACTGTACATCTTGAACAAACATATCTTCCGATTTTTCTTGTTTTTGTTCTTGTTTTATTTCTATACTAGGTAAATACGCTCTAATATATTTTCGACCTTCTTCACATAGATAGAAAAGAAGAGTAGAAGCTTTTTTGTTTGGAACTACAGAGAGAAGAGTTTTTAAATCAAACAAAGCTAAAAGCTTATTTGCCGCCAGCATTTCCTTAGGCCAAAAAATATTATCTCTTTTTCCAAGGAAATGGAAGATAAGCATTCTTGCCTCTTTAGGATTAGAAATTTTCTTTTCCTTTGGTTTAAGTTTTAAAATCAAACCAAATTTTCCATGCAAATATTCTCTGATTTCCATGACCCCTTTTGACCCCATGCCCTCTAGAGACTTAATATCTTCTAAAAATTTACCATTGAAATCAACTTCAGAAAGGAAACCGTTTTGCAATAATACATTTTTTGTCCTATTAGAAATAGGGAATTCAGAAACAAGCATAATTATTTAATAATATGAGAACCAAAAACACTCTCTATCCATTTTTCTTTTAAGGGCATATTCTTTTCATAGATTTCGATTACTTCAAATCCATTCTTTTCAAGAAGATGCTCTTTCAGAACATCTCTATAAACCTGTTTCTCAAAATCTTCAACTGAATTTTGAAAATAAGGAGTATATTCTACATGAAATAATCCGTTTACTTCTACAGCTATTTTTCTTGAGAAATTCATCAGATCAACTCTCAAGCGAGTCTGAGGCAACAGGACCTCCTCTCCAACCACATCATCCTTCCAATATTTTTTAAAGAATTGTTTTACATTAAACTGGAAAAAACTAAGACTATCGCCATTCCATTTTATTGCATATTTTTTCTCAGATAATGGTCGGATATTATCCTTTGCCGTTATCCATTTCATTTAAAAATTATAGAGATAATTTTTGGATTTCCGCAATTATAAGACTACAAGCCTGTACTAGATTGTCTTGAACAGATTCACTAGGAGAAAAATTTTTAAATGGCCAAAGTTCTTTAGCTTCTTTAAAATTATTATCGCCAGAAGTTTGACCATGAGCAAAACCAACAAGAGTTAAAGCAGCCAATAGAAGCTGACCATTTTTATATTGTAGATCATGATCTACAGTATAGCCTTTTTCGATCTGCTTTTCTCTTTGAGCCTTAATTGAATCTAGTATTTCTTGAATGTCTTTCATATTTTATAAAGATATATTGTATTGCTTTAGAAAAAAATCAAATGATAAATTATCAATGTTCTCATTAAAAAGTTCTACTAATGTAATATTATTTCTAATGCACCATTCTCTTTTGATATCGTCACTTTTAACTTTGTTTAAGAAATTTTGTCGATTCTTATGCAACCATGGATTAAAATTTACATGGTATTCGTCGGGACTAACTTCTATAGCTATTTTTTTAGAGAAATTGAAAAGATCAATTCTGAATTTGCTGCCCGGAATAACAAACTCTTCTTTGACTACATCATTTTTCCAGAATGGGTAAAGGAAATTTTTTACTTTAAACTGGGGAATAGAAATTTTCTTATCCCAATCTATACAAGATTTAGCAACAACATTTACTTTTGTATTGCCTCTTAATTTCGTTAATTCCATTAAGCTATAATCTCATTAACCTTTCTAAGAAGCCATTCGAAAACATTTCGATTGCTTTCTATATAATCATAAAGAGAAGACATTCCTTGATGCTGTATTTGTATTTCTACCCCATCATCTTTAGCCATTGAAACAATACTTTCAGAAAAAGAATACCAAGCTCCTTTTTTGGTAACGAGTTCAAAGGATATAATCATATCCACTACTTCTTTCTCAACCCAAATAGCACAACCACTTCTTCCCTTTTTAATAGGGATTTTTACTTTAGATCCGGTTACATCTGTAGATGACTTTTTGATTTCAATAGTAGCATAAACTCCAAGAACTTTATTCTTTACAGGATCTGGTTTCTCATTAGGTTTTTCAAGAATGTAATCTCCACCATAACGAGGCTGATAGGAAAGGGTAATATCACTTTGGTGATTGATTGCTGATCCTCCTGCCCCATCACTTTGCCTTGGAGGAGTCTTACTATAAGGATCGAGTTTGATCTCAGCTGTGTACTGACTTGTAATCAAAAACAAAGCATCAAAGTGAACTACCTTCAAAGCCAATCTTTTAAATAAAATTTTTGTAAGAAGAGGAACCCCAGCTACTTTAACATTCTCATCTCCATTCCATAGATTCTTCTCTTTATCTGATTTAAGGATCACACCATCTAGAGAGTCAAGAATAATACATAGTTTCTCTCCTGCCTCATGCATTTTAGGTAGAATGCTTTCAATTAAAGATGCTATAGTTTCAAAAACATTACAACTAAAAACAAAAACAGTACCGTATTCCCAATTACTTGGATCAGTAACAAATTTCATTCCTGTTCTTTTCTGCATTTCAGGGGTTAAGCGAGCTTCAGCTTTAATAAAAATGGTTTTAGATTTTTCAATCTTATCCATATAATTTTGAGAGAAAACAAAACATTGTGAAGTTTTACCTAACTCACTCCCCTTACCACAAACTCTGACAAAGGAGCCAGAGCGCACCTTAATTAAGGTATCTAGGCCTAAAGATCCAGAAGAAATCGTTACCTCCTCAGGTTGAAGGTAATTAAAATGATTTTCCTCATTGTTCTTCAAAAATGAATTAAGCATATCTTTTGAATCTGCTTCATTTGAGGAGTCTTCTTTCTTTTTAGATGCCATATTATTATAATTTTTCTATTCTACTTGCTCTAATCCCTGAGTTTTCGAAGAATACAACTCGCAAGAGTTACAAACTTCATCTGTTAGACCGTGGATTCCACGTTCTAAACAATAATAACCAACAGATCTTTTGGATGAGCAGCATGAAGGGCCATACTCTGCAACTGTATCTGATCTGAATTTACATGTTTCCATTTTATTTTCCATAGATAAAAGAATACACTTTAAAAAATAATCCCGCGCCTAATTAAAGGCGCGGGAGAAACATCAATCTACTAAACAATAGATGTTTTTGCAACTTTCAGAACTTCTCCATTATTAACATTTATGAATGTAACATAATTATTAGAGATGCTCAAGATCTTTGCGCAGAACTTTTGTTGCCCTTTCTTTGATCGAGTATGAAGAGTTATAAATCGACCTCGATGATTTGCGTAAGGATGGTCCGCAGGAGTTTGAGCTTCGATCTTTACTTTTTCAGTTTTTATTTTATTTTGCTTATTCATATAGAGATATTGTGTCAAACAAACATATTTTTGTATGCTTTATAATTAAAGCTTTTAGTCTATCTGACTGCTCTTTTGTTAAGAGCTCTTCTTTAGTGTAATCTATTATAGATTGCAATGCAATTTCATTTGCGATTGCTTTCACATCTGACTCTAGCACATTCATATTATTTGTCAATTAAAATTTTTAAAGATTGAAAGATTTTAGAGAAAATTCAAAGGGATTACCTTCGATACTCTTTACTAAGTTTAACATTTTAAGAGCTATGATTCGAGTTTCTTCTTGAGTGTCAGGCTTTAGTCTTAAATTCCAAAAATTAAGAAAAGAAAGTAACGATCCTGTCCAGATAAATTGAGTTTCTAGACACAAAGGTAAAATTGCTCTAGCTTGTTCCTTAGCAACTCCGGCCTCACAAAGTTCCTTATAAAGTAAAGAGGATTGCTTGACAAAGTTAGAAATTTTTTCTAATAATTCTGGGTTATCAATTTCACCTTCACTGCCCTGTTTAGATGACTTAGACTGTTTTCTCAGTTTCTCTATTGTAAAATAATTATCACTGAAATCAACATATCTACCACTTATACTATTTGCAGACATTCCAACCTGATGTTTGAAAAGCTGTCTCTCTACAAAAATAGGACACTCTATTCTAAATTGTAATTGAGGATGTCTGAAAGGAGCGACATGTTTATGTTCAACAAGAAAATTTATTAGTTTTCCATCTTTTTCATCAAAGACATTTTTATATTTTCCATAGCTAACTCTAGCAGCATTGGCGATCATTAGGTCGTTTCCAAAATAATTTAATAATTCAGCTTTCATTTTGTAAATTTATTTTTTTTCTGTTTTCTATATGAGATAAGATTATATCTTCTTTTGATTTTCCAAAATATTCGACTCCATGGAAGTTTTTAATTATTTCTACATTAAGACATTTGTTTGCAGAGGTATCAAAAACATAAGCTAATATCCTACCAAATTTTTCTTTACCTTCTAATGACACATTATGTATATGAGTCTTAATCACAACTTCATTTTTATTATTTTTAAAAAATGTTTCTGCAAATTTTTTACTTAACTCTCCGAACTTCTTTTCTTCGGAATCTTTAGTTTTTATCTCAGGGGTATCTACCCCCATTAATCTTATAAATTTCTCCTTTAAGGAAAAACCGAATCCAAGATCAATGTCAGCTAAAAAAGTATCTCCATCATAGACTCTTAAGACTTTAGCTTTATATTCGTAAGGCATTTAATTATTTTTTTTTATTTGACTTTCTAAAATAGGAGAAAGATTAGCAGGACTGTAATTTGGACCCTTTTGCCATTTACCATCCTCTCTACGAAATCCATTTGTAATTTTGGAATCATTAGATCTGCACACTTCATTCTCAAATGGCTCAATGTCAAGTCCAT